CTTCATTAGAGAAGTGTAGTTTCTGTCTATATCTGTAGCAGTTCCGTCATCGTATGCGGTAAGAGGCATTAGTAGCATCTTGTTCTGAACTTCTGCGTGATGCTTTGCCATATCCTCACGGACAATAGCCCTAATGTCACCAACACCGTCATCAATTGCAGCCATCTCCATTCCAAGTTCCGAGAACTCAAACATGTGAGCGATAATCTTCGGACTCACAAAGAGTTTGGTGTATTCGGGAGCAAGAGGATGGAACCCATTTGCTCCACCCAACTGTGCGTTCTCTTCCACACCGCCAATCTGGTCTGCTCTTGGATTAGCGGCGTTTGCGCTACTAATTGTTGCAGTTACATTCTGAGTACCAGTTGTAAACTTAGCATCAGAACCACCGAGTGGCCTTGACTTCAGGATTCTCCATCCGCTAGAAGTGTATGGCCTCTTGCTAATCATAGCGAAAGCGTTAACTTCCCTGTTTAGCATTGACCAAACTTTCTGACCGTAAAGTAGGCCATAGACATCTAGTCCTGCGGCGGCAGTACCCTGCATGTCCAGCGTAGCAGAATCGTGACGGATTCCTTCAGCAGTTGTTCCACCGAATCCTCCTACTATTCCACCAGCCTTTAGAAGCGAATTTCCTGCTCCGCCTCTAATTCCGTATGTTGCGTTCTCCAAGTCTCTCATCGTTTTTACATATCCTGTATTACTCATTTTCAATCACCCCTCGCTAGGTTGTGAATCTCATCCCATGACAGACTTGCCGCATCCTCTATGGATGTTGGGAGATTGTCAGGTAGGGACATAGCGATTTCAGCAGACTTGCGAATCTCGTTGTCCTTCTCAGTTAGAGACTTGCGTAGTTCTGCAAACTCAGACTTTAGAATTGCTACCTCAGACTTTGCATCATACTCGGCTCTCTCAGCAGATTCCTTTCGGACTTCCTTCTCTGCTTCAAATCGAGCCGCGAATTGTTTCTGCAAGTCATCGTATGCAATCTTTTCAAGTTGTTCGGCCTTGAATTGCTCGTATGCCTTCTCCACATTCTCAGCAGACAGATTGAGAGTTGAGAAATCCTCATTGTCATATCCCTTTAGTTTGATTGAAGATGCTTTAGGGCTTCCACCCTCGATAACAGTTTCACCTGCTTCGTTTCTTGCACCTTCTTCATCAAGGGCTTTTTTCTCTTCTGTCTTATCTTCCTCTTCTTCAGCCTTGTATTCCAAAGTCTGCTTCTCAGAGGAAGCGTCCATTGAACCCATATCGTCTTCATCGTCCTTATCAGACATAGGCTCCATTTTTTCTTCCATTCCTTCCTTGCGGATATCATTGACTTGTGACATCAAGCCATTCAATTCCTCAAGTGCTTTTTCCAGTTTTTCACTCATCTTTTTTTCACCTCCAACATCTTGTTTCAAAATGTCGAATTTTGCTTCCGGATTGATTCCTTTCTCACAGATTGTAACTTCATGTAATTCTAACTTGTCTATTTCGTTATACTTACCAAGTTCAGAATTTGTTCTGCTTCTCTTAGAAATCGCTTGCCCTCCTATACTAAATGACCTAAGTGTTCCTTTCCTTATGCCTCTTGAAATCTCCTTTGCCTTTTCTATATCTTCTCGGAG